CGATCACGCGCCTATAGGATCAAAAACTTCTTGCACCACGGGCGGCAACCACAGAAGCCTGCTGGTGGCGGAAGGACGGCTGAACACGAAGGGCCAGGCGGTGGTGTCGCGCTCGAAGACCGGACGCGGCAAGGTCACCGCGCCGATCTTCCTGTTGGTGCTGCAGGTGAAACTGCCGAAGCGGCTCGACCTCGCGCGGGATGCAGACCGGGCGTTGGACAGCGTGCCGGGGCTGATCGTGGCGAACTGGGTGGAGGGGAGGCTTCTTTAAATGCCCATCGCGCTTGTAATCGCCTTTGCCGCAACTGATGTTCCAATTTTCGTTGCAACATCAAGGGTCCACTTGCCAGCGGCCTGCAGATGTCGCAGCGCTCCAGCCCCGTCATTCTTCTGAGCGGCCTCTTCTGCTGCTGCCACCGAAGCTATTGCTTTATCGTGCTCGATTGTTGTGCTTTCCGCTTTAAGGGCCATCCTGAGAAGGCCCAATTCTTCGGCTAGCTGCGGCAGGTGGACATCGGACGACCTTTGGTCCCACATCTGCTGGAAAGTGTTGTTCTCAGCTCGCGAATTCGGTCCAACAGCGCCCGCTTGGCCCGTTTGGTAATGATCGCCCATGTGCATAGACTCCATGAAGAATTGTTGGACAACGTGTTGTTGGCCGTCTCTCAGTAGGTACTCATAGGCATCAGGGTGCGCACCGTAGCCCGTTGTGCTTTCGTCCACGTATTGAGCCGCATGAAAATCCTCTGCGGACACCACAAAACGAACTTCTAGACCAAAATCGAACGATCCGTGCGACGACCTGCATTCGAGGTAGAGTACGAAACGATTTCGATGATCATCCCTGTCCACTGATTTTCGGTATTCTCGCCCAGACCTGAGATCAAAGAAGCGGACACTTACGGGTATGCCAAACTCTGGAAGTGAAATTGCATAGTAGCTTAGTCGACCTCGCTCTGTCGGAATACCGCGCCACGAAGTATTAAACTCGTACCCGCGCTCTGTGATGCTATAGCGGCTGGCAGATAGTTTTCGCGCTGAGCATTCAGCGAAGCCTTCCGCAAATGCTTTTTCGTGCTTCCTATCTAAAAAATGAAATGGCCCAGATCGAGGCTCATCATACTCTTCTGCAAATGCCACGGTAACATGGTCACCATAGTCGGCCTTCATTCGGAACGAACGAAGCTCGCCTCCCAAGTCGAGTTGCTCAACTATGACTACAGAAACATCCATGAATCGGCTCCGCAGAATGCACGCCAAGAGATAGTACATGCCCACCCCTCGCGAAACCATCCTCTCCGCGCTGCACGCGCGACTCTCGGCGCTGCCCGCCACTGCCCTGCGCGGTGAGATTCTGCCCGAGCGTGTGCCGGCCGAGGGCCTGCTGATCCTGCGCGACGGCGAGCCCGGAGAACCGGACGTCACGCTGTCGCCACTCGCCTATCACTACCAGCATCGGGCCGAGATCGAGGCGGTCGTGCAGGGCGCTGCACGTGACACCGCCTTCGACGCGCTGACCGCCAGCATCGGCTCGGCGATCGCCGCCGACCGCACGCTGGGCGGGCTTTGCGACTGGGTCGAGGCCGAAGCCCCGCGCCCGGTCGATCTGCCGGTCGAGGGCGCAGCCAGCCTGAAGGCCGCCGTGATCCCGGTGGTGCTGCACTATTCCACGGCCGACCCGCTGGCCTGACCCCGACAACCCGAGGAGAACACCATGGCACGAGCCCAGGGGGCGCGGGCGCAGATGGCGCTTGCGTTCGAAACGACCTATGGAACGCCGCCCGCCAGCGGCTTCACCCGCATGCCCTTTGCCAGCACCTCGCTGGGTGCGGAGCAGCCGCTGTTGAACTCGGAGCTGCTGGGCTACGGCCGCGATCCGCTGGCGCCGATCAAGGACGCGGTCACGGCGGACGGCGACGTGGTCGTGCCGCTCGACGCCGAGGCCTTCGGGTGCTGGCTGAAGGCCGCGTTCGGCACCCCGACGACCACGGGTGCGGAAGCGCCCTACACCCACGAGTTCCAGTCGGGGTCCTGGACGCTGCCCAGCATGTCGATCGAGACCGGCATGCCCGAGGTGCCGCGCTATGCCATGTATTCCGGCTGCGTGCTCGACCAGATCACCTGGCAGATGCAGCGGTCCGGCCTGCTGACCGCCACGGCGCGGCTGGTGGCGCAGGGCGAGACGGTCGGGACCACGACGAGCGCGGGAACGCCGGCCTCGCTGGAGCTGAAGCGCTTCGGCCATTTCAACGGGGCGATCACCCGCAACGGCACCGCCCTTGGCAACGTGGTCTCGGCCGAGATCACCTATGCCAACAACCTCGACCGGATCGAGACGATCCGCTCGGACGGGCGCATCGACGGGGCCGATCCCTCTATCGCCGCCCTGACGGGGCGGATCGAGGTGCGCTTCGCCGACCAGACGCTGGTGACGCAGGCCATCAACGGCGAGGCCTGCGAGATGGAATTCGCCTACGTCCTGCCCTCTGGCGACAGCTTCACCTTCACCGTGCACGCCGTCTACCTGCCGCGCCCGCGGATCGAGATTTCCGGGCCGCAGGGCGTGCAGGCCAACTTCGACTGGCAGGCGGCGCGCGACAGCGTCGTCGGCCGGATGTGCACCGCCACCCTCGTGAACGATGTGGAGACGTATTGATGCTGACGCTCAACCTGACCAACGCCCCGCGCTGGCATGACCTCGCGCCCGGCGTCCGAGTGCAGCTGCGCCCGCTGACCACGGCGATGATGGTGGCGACGCGGAGCGATCCCGCCGTGGAAGCCGTGCCCGAGGAGGCTTCCGACGAGGAACGCGCCGTCGCCTTCGCCAAGGCGCTCGCGCGGCGGGCGGTGCTCGGCTGGGAGGGCATCGGCGACGCCGACGGCAAACCCATCGAGCCGAGTCCGGACGCCGTCGACGCCCTTCTCGAAGTCTGGCCGATCTTCGAGGCCTTCCAGCTGACTTACGTCTCCAAGGGCCTGCTGCTGGAACAGGAAAAAAACGTCTCCGCGCTCTCGCCGAATGGTCCTTCGGCGGGGGCGACCGCTACTGCGAGGGTTGCGAACCCTGCGGAGCCAGCGCGCAAGCCTGCCCGGACTGCCCGGCGCGGCTGAACCGTCCGGAAACGCCTGAAGGCTGGCAGGTATGGGACCTCGTCGGCCGCCTCGGCGGCCAGCTGCGCGTGCTGCCCGGCGCGGTGATCGGCTGGGACATGTCGGCGGCGCTGGCGCTCGGAGACGCGCTCGGCGTGCCACCCCTCGCCATGGCCGAACTGCTGCCCGTCATCGAAGCGGTGATGGTCGCCAAGCTCAACGAACAGATGGAACGTCCCAATGGCTGAGAAAAGGGTCAGCGTCCGCCTCGCGGCCGTGGGCGGACGGCAGGTGCGCGCCGAGTTGGAAGGCGTGGGCGAGGCCGGGTCGCGCGGCTTCGGACGGCTGAGCCGCGAGATGGAAGCGGCCAACGCCCGGCTGGCGGCGTTTTCCCGCCGTGTCGCCGTGGCTGCAGCCGCTGCCGTGGCCGCCGCTGCCGCCGCTGGCGTGGCGATGGTCCGCTCCGGCCTGCAGACGGTCGATGCGCAGGCCAAGCTCGCGCAATCCCTTGGCACCACCGTCGCCTCGATCCAGACGCTCGAGCGCGCGGGCGAGCTGGCGGGCGTGTCGATGTCCGGCATCGAGCAGGCCACCAAGGATCTGACGCGCCGTCTCAGCCAGGCGGCCGCCGGGACCGGTCCCGCCGCCGACGCGCTGGACCGGCTGGGGCTCTCGGCCAGCGAGCTGATCGCGCTGCCGCTGGACCAGCGGGTCGGCGCCATCAACGCGGCGATCGAGAGCTTCGTGCCCACCGCCGAACGTGCCGCTGTCGCGGGCCAGCTCTTCGGCGAGGAAGGCTCCATCGCCATGAGCCGGATCGACACGGCGACACTGCGCCAGGCGACCGAGGATGTGCTCGCCTTCGGTGTGGTCGTCTCCGAGCAGGATGCCGACCAGATCGAGCGGACGAACGATGCGATCTCCCGGCTCGGGCTGATCTGGCGCGGCCTGTCGAACCAGCTGGCCGTCGCCGCGGCCCCCGCGCTGGAAGCGGTCGCCAACGCCATGGCGGCGCTCGCCAGCCGCACCGGCCCGCTGGGCATCGCCATCCGCGGTCTCTTCGACAACATCGGCCGCCTGACCACCTACGCCGCCACCTTCGCGGCGTTCCTCGCGGGCCGCTGGGTGGCCGGCATGGCCGCCGCGGCGCTCTCCGTCCGTGGCCTCGCCACGGCTCTCGTCGTCTTGCGCGGCGCGCTGATCCGGACCGGCATCGGCGCACTCATCGTCGGCGCGGGCGAGCTCGTCTACCAGTTCACCCGGCTCGTCTCGGGCGCGGGCGGCTTTGGCGAGGCGATGTCGCTCCTGAAAGACCTCGCTGTCGAGGTCTGGGAGCGGATCAGGACGGGCGCGGCGGCGGCGGGCGCGGCCGCCACGGCGATGTTTTTCGATCTGAAGGCCGACGCCGCCTCCGGAATGCAGAGCGCCATCGAGAGCGTCGTAGCTTTCGGCAACACGGCGGCGAACACCTTCGAGGGCGCTTACGAGGCGATCAAGGCCGTCTGGGGTCTGCTGCCCGCCGCCATCGGCGATCTCGCGTTCCAGGCGGCCAACAGTCTGGTCGACGGTGTCGAGGCGATGCTGAACGGTGTGGTCTCGCGCATCAATGGCTTCATCGGCGGCATCAACCAGGGGCTCGAAGCGCTCGGGTCGGAGCGCCGCATCTCGCTGGTGCCCGACCTCGACCTCGGCGAGATCGAGAACCGCTTCGAGGGCGCGGCCAGTGCTGCGACGACGGCGGCGCAGGCAGCCTTCGACCGGGCCTTCGAGGACAATCCGCTCACCGCGCCCGATCTAGGACTGACCGAGGCGGCAAACCGGGCGCTCGAATCCGCGAACCTCTATCGAGGGGCCGCGCGCGATCTGGCCGAAGGGGCTCGTGCCCCGCTGGAAAGCTGGCAGGCGCTCCGCGATGCCGTGCGCGGCACCGACGAGGCCAGTGCGGATGCGCTGACCGAGGCCACTGGTGCTGCCGAGCGGCTGGAGACGGCGCTCGGCGATGCCGGCCGCGCCGCGACGGATGCAGGCGCGGCGGCCGGGGCTGCCGCTGCCGCTGCGGAACCCGCTACCGAGGCGGCCGTAACCGGCTGGCAGGCGGTCACTGCGGCGCTGTCGGATTACGCCAGCAAGGCCCGCGACATTGGCGGCGACATCGGCCAGAGCCTCGTCGGCGCCTTCCAGTCGGCCGAGAATGCGGTGGGCCAGTTCGTCAAGACCGGCAAACTGAACTTCCGCGACCTCGTCACCTCGCTGTTGGCCGATCTCGCCCAGCTCGCGGCGCGGCGTTTCATCTTGGGGCCGATCGCCAATGCGCTTTCGGGCGTGTTCTCCGGGGCGGGCGGCATTTTCGCAAACGTCCTGCACGCGGGCGGGATGGTCGGCTCCGCTGGCCCCTCGCGCATGGTCCCGGCGATGGCCTTCGCCGCTGCCCCCCGGATGCATTCCGGCGGCATGGCTGGTCTCCGCCACGACGAGGTGCCCGCGATCCTGCAGCGTGGTGAGCGGGTGCTGTCGCGCCGAGAGGCGCAGAGCTACGGCGCGGGCGGGGTCAACGTCACCATCATGGCCCGCGATGCCGAGAGCTTCCGCCAGTCCCGCACGCAGGTCGCCGCGGACATCGCCCGTGCAGTCTCGCTTGGGCGGAGGGGCATGTGATGGCGTTTCACGAGGTCCGGTTCCCAGACGACATCAGCCGAGGCGCGCGGGGCGGACCGGAACGGCGCACGCAGATCGTCGAGCTCGCCTCGGGCGACGAGGAGCGCAACGCAACCTGGGCCAATTCGCGCCGCCGCTACGACGTCGCCTATGGCATCCGCCGCGCGGACGATCTGGCGACGGTGGTCGCCTTCTTCGAGGCGCGAAACGGCCGCCTGCATGGCTTCCGTTTCAAGGACTGGGGCGATTTCAAATCGTGCCCGCCGTCCCAGACCCCATTGCCCACCGACCAGGCGATCGGCACCGGGGATGGCACGACCACCGCTTTCCAGCTGGTGAAGCGCTACGCCTCGGGCGCGCAGTCGTGGACGCGTACCATCGCCAAGCCGGTGACCGGAACCGTGCGCATCGTGCTGGCGGGCGTCGAGCAGCTCTCCGGCTGGTCGGTCGACACCACGACCGGCGACGTCACCTTCACCGCGGCGCCGGGCTCCGGCGTCGCGATCACCGCGGGCTTCGAGTTCGACGTGCCGGTCCGTTTCGACACCGACGTGCTCGACGTGACGCTCGACCTCGAGCGGCTCGGCTCGATCACCTCCATCCCGCTGCTGGAACTGCGCCGATGAAGACCCTCGATCCTTTCCTGCAGGCCCATCTCGACGAGGGCACGACGACGCTCGCCTGGTGCTGGCGGATCGCGCGCGCCGACGGCACGAGTTTCGGCTTCACCGACCACGACCGGACGCTGAGCTTCGATGGGACGGAATTCGAGCCCGAGAGCGGGCTCACGGCGTCCGAGGTCCGCTTCGGCTCGGACCTGTCGGTCGATGCGCAGGATGCCGAGGGCGTGCTGACCTCGGACCGGATCACCGAGACCGACATCCTCGACGGCCGCTGGGACAACGCGGCGGTCGAGGTTTGGCGCGTGAACTGGGCCGACACCGGCCAGCGCGTCTTGATGCGGCGCGGCGCCATCGGCCAGATCCGGCGCGGGAAGCTGGCCTTCGTCGCCGAGGTCCGCTCGCTCGCCCACGTCCTCGGCCAGACGGTCGGGCGCACGTTTCAGGCGACCTGCGATGCCGCGCTCGGCGACGCGCGCTGCGGCGTCGATCTGGAGGACCCGGCCTACAAGGGGACGGGCGCGGTGATCGATCTGCTACGGGATCGCGCCTTCACCGCCTCCGGGCTCGGGGCCTTCGCCTCCGGCTGGTTCACCTTCGGCACCATCGAATGGACGACCGGCGCGAATGCGGGACGCAAGGCGGAGGTGCTGGGCCACGACGTGACCGACGGCGTCGCCGTGCTGACCCTGCTCGAAGCGCCGATGCGCGCGATCGCCGAGAGCGACGCTTTCACCATCCGCGCGGGCTGCGACAAGCGCATGGAGACCTGCGGGGCCAAGTTCGCGAACACCGCCAACTTCCGCGGCTTCCCGCACATCCCCGGCCAGGATGCCGTGCTGCGCTATGCGACGAAGGATGGTGGGCACGAGGGTGGCGTGCTGTGACGCAACCTTTCGCATTGGCAAATCCCGAGCGTGTCATCGCGATCGCACGCTCCTGGCTCGGCACGCCCTACCACGACCAGGCGAGCCTTCGCGGCGTCGGCTGCGACTGCCTCGGCCTCGCGCGCGGCGTGTGGCGCGAGGTTGTCGGCCCCGAGCCGTTCAAGATCCCGCCCTACAGCCGGGACTGGGGCGAGACCGGTCCGCGCGAGGTTCTGGCCGAGGGCGCGGGTGCCATGATGATCGAGGTGTCGCCCGACGTGGCCGGTCCCGGCGCGCTGGTGCTGTTCCGCATGAAGCCCCGCGCCATCGCCAAGCATGTCGGAATCCTCACCGGACCCGACAGCTTCCTCCACGCCTATGAGCGGCTCGGC